AGTATTCATTTTTGGGGTTGAATTGCAATTTTCGGCGTTACAGGGCATTTGTTACAAATTTGCTTTTTTTGTTACATTGTAACAAGCCTGCCGGAAGTCTTAAGCTTAATACTTTGCCTCGTCGCCATCGCTCCCGCGCGCCCGTGCCTGCTCATGCACACGCTCACTCTCGCGCACGGTCCGACTACTATGACGTTTTCCCAGCCGATACTGGGAACGCATGCACACAAAAACTCGGGGCGAAAAAAAGCCCGCCGAAGCGGGCCTGTGGGTTGCGGGTGGATCACTTGTCAAGCACTGTCTCTGTGAATCCGTCTAATGATTCGATGCAATGGTCAAGCAAAGTTGCCGCAAATTCGGTCAATCCAAGCATGCGGGCTTGCGCAAGGGCTTTGCTTAGGGTTTTATCCAAGTCAGTGCGTGATGTACTTGTCACCTTACCGGCCTTGGGCGTTGAAACCTTGTCGCCCGCGTTTTCCTTTTTGTTGTTCAAGTCGCGCTGGAATGGCACGCCGGTTTCAAAGGCGATCCAAAACGCGCACGCATACGAAACGCCTGATGACTTGGAAATGAAACCCTTTTCAACTAGGCCGTCAAATAGGGCTTTGATTTCCGCGCGGGCTTCATTGGTTTTGGCATTGCCTTTTAAAAATTCGGCCTTGGGCTTGTCGCATGCAATGAGCATTGCATCCAAAACCGATTGAATGGCCTTGTCTTGATCGGTGCGCGCCTTGGCAATGGCCTTGGCTTCACCCTCAAAGGCTTTGAATACTGATGAAACGAGAGATTTTGAAACATAAGTCATTTTGATTTCCTTGAATAGAAGTTGATTTAAATATCAGTCATTTCTAACTGATGGATGAATTGTGCCTGAGCTTGAACCGATTGTCAATAGATACGCAAAACCTTAACCTTAACTTTTTGAAATTCTCCGTGGGCCGAAGCCACCGCCCCCCGACCCCCACTTGGCATGTTTGGGTCCCCCCGCCGCGCTTTACTCTGAGTTTTGTATCCGCTAGAACCACCCCCAGTCAATCCTATAACCCCCTATACACACAAAATATAAAAAATCAGATACAATCCCACCATACCCCTACCTAAGGAATCTCATGGAACAACAACGCTTTGGAAGATTAATTGTGCAGAGTTTACACAGCCGGGATAAGAAATCCAACGCGAGGTGGACATGCCTATGCGATTGCGGCAACACTAAAGTGGTGCTGGGGTTCAAGCTCAAAAACGGAAACACAAGTTCATGCGGTTGTTACGCGGCAGAGTTTCGTGCCGCACTAATTAAAACTGCAGATACCGAACGGCGTAACTACACCCACAAATCCCATGCGGCCATGCTTGCCCGGTGCTACAACCCAAAGACACCGGCGTATACAAAGTACGGGGCGCGCGGCATAACTGTCTGCGATCGGTGGCGATTTGGGGAAAACGGCAAGACTGGCTGGCTATGCTTTTTTGAAGATATGGGACCCAAACCTACTGGGCATTCCATAGACAGGATAGACAATACAAAAGGCTATAGTCCTGAAAACTGCCGATGGGCCACCCAGCAAGAACAAATTGCCAACCGCAGACCGTGGGGGTCCGTTAACGGAAGACGCCCCCTTACAAAATAATACACACACGAAAAAAAATATCACATATAATTCCCGAAACCTTAGGAGTGCGATTCCCTCCCATGTATACACCAGTCATTGACTTTGACGTTCCGATTGCGAACTACGCGCCGACCTTTGAGTCGCTTGAGACCCGCGTTGCTGCAGCCATGGCTGCGTTAGTAGACACTAACAATTTACCCGCCCCCAACGAGATATCCGAAGAGGACAAGCACAAAGCCCGTGAGGTATTCATCGGGAACGAACTTGCATCAGATCAGGACTTGGCGTCGCCGGGTATGGTTGTCTATCTGCAATCACTGTTGTCCGAATACGACACGGTAGTTGTAAAGTCAGCGCAGCAGATGCGAACCTACGTAACAAATAGACTGTTGCGAGAAACCGACAACCCCGACCCACGCATCCGCATGAAGTCACTGGAACTGCTGGGCAAGATCAGCGACGTTGGGTTGTTCACGGACAAGACAGAAATCACGATGCGCCACCGCCCGACCGAAGAGTTGGAACAGTTATTGCGTGAGCGCCTGACCAAAGTGCTGGAGGCTGAAGTTGTGGACAACACCCATAAACCTGCCAAGGCCCAAGTAAAGATAGACGTGTCAGATATTGAAGAGATCTAATGCACGAAACCCTAACGCCAGAGATCATTGAGCGGATTTCTAAGAAGCTGCCTCCCGACGAGGCGGTGGAGCTGCTCGCTATGTTTGAGGAGTTGGACTCCCGCAAGCGCCAGACGCTGGCCCAAAACGACTTTTTGGCGTTCATTGCTGCAATTGATCCTAACTATAAGTTTGGAGCGCACCTAAAAAGGCTCGGCGGCCTGCTGATGCAGGTAGAAACTAACGAGAAAAACCGAATTGCGGTGTCCATGGCACCTCGTATGGGCAAGTCCCAGATGATTTCGATCTACTATCCGGCTTGGTACTTGGGAAAACACCCCGATCACAAGGTAATTGTGGCCTCACACACTGCAGATTTGGCAGTTGTTATGGCTCGTAAGGTGCGAAACCTGATTAATACGCCCGAATACAAGGCAATTTTCCCCCAAACAAACATCGCAAGCGACGCAAAAGCGGCGGCTCAGTGGAATACGACCAAAGGTGGCGAGTATTTTGCGATCGGTGTGGGTGGTGCGCTGGCTGGACGTGGTGCCCACCTCATTATTGCTGACGATCCGCTGTCAGAACAGGATATCAAGGCGGGAAATACCTCGTCCCTCGACTCTACATATGAGTGGTTCAGCGCTGGTCTGCGTACTCGTCTGATGCCAGAGGGAAAAATCTGTGTTTTGCACACGCGTTGGCACCAAAGAGACCTGATTGGCCGTCTAATTAAAGACTCTGCCATGAACGAGGGCGGGGATAAGTACGAAACCTTTGAATTCCCTGCCATTTTGAACGAAGGCACAGAAAACGAGAAGTCAATCTGGCCAGAACAGTGGTCTCTGGAGGCTTTGCAGCAAACCCGGGCGTCAATGCACCACATTATGTGGCAGTGGTACGCTCAGTACCAGCAAAACCCAACCGCAGCCGAGGCTGCGATCATAAAACGGGACTGGATACGCTGGTGGGACAAAGAAAATCCACCAAGAATTGACTTTATCGTGCAGGCGTTCGATACGGCGCTCACCACCAAGGAGAGGTCTGACTTCTCTGTGTGCCATACGTGGGGTGTGTGGGAGAACGAGGACGATGGGACGCAGAATGTGATCCTGCTGAACAAGGTCAAGGGGAAATACGAGTTTCCGGAGCTAAAACAGATGGCGCATGACCAGTACAAAGAGTGGCAGCCAGACAGTGTGATCGTCGAGGCCAAGGCCAGTGGTCAGCCGCTGATTGACGAGATGCGCAGGTCCGGTATATTTGTGCAGGACTTCAGTCCGGGTAAGGGTCAGGACAAGATTGCGCGGCTAAACGCGGTGGCGGACATGTTCGCCTCGGGGCATGTATGGTTCCCAGAAAATGCGTGGGCGGCTGCGACGGTAGAAGAGATCTTGGCGTTCCCTGCGGGCGAGCACGACGACGAGGTGGACACGATGACGCTTGCGCTGATGCGAATTCGCAAGGGTGGACTGTTGCGCTTAACCAGTGACTACGAGGATAATGACCCCTATTACAAAGGCAAACGGCCTGCGTACTACTGAGCACACCGACATTCAAGGACTAAATAATGGCTACTAATATGTTCCCCTCCATGAACCCAGCGCCGCTTGGGTTGGATGCACTCCCACTTGAAGAGGAGGGTCCCGGTGTCGAGATTGAGATTGTGAACCCCGAGGGTGTGACCATCGGCATGGATGGACTAGAGATTGAGCTTGAGCCCGGCAACGACACGGAAGGCGACTTCGACGCTAACTTGGCAGAAGAGATGGACGAGGGCGAGTTGCAGAAACTTGCCAGTGACATTGTTGAGCTCGTGGACGCTGACATCGCCAGTCGCAAGGACTGGGTTGAGATGTACGTCAAAGGTCTTGACGTCTTGGGGATGAAATATGAAGAGCGGACAGAGCCATGGCTTGGGGCTTGTGGAGTATTTTCAACCGTACTTACTGAGGCCGCGGTTCGGTTCCAGAGTGAGACTATCATTGAGACGTTCCCAGCTCAAGGCCCAGTTAAGACCGAGATTGTCGGCGCAATTGATCGTCTTAAAGAAGAGGCTGCTGAGCGTGTCCGCGACGACATGAATTACCAACTCACGGAGGTAATGTCTGAATACCGCCCTGAGCATGAGAAGCTGTTGTATTCGTTGGGCCTTGCAGGTTCAGCGTTCAAGAAAGTTTATTTTGACCCCGGTCTGAACCGTCAGGTTGCTATATTTATTCCTGCGGAAGACATCATTATTCCGTACGGCGCGTCAAGCTTGAAGACATCTGAGCGTGTTGCGCACATCATGCGTAAGACCAAGAACGACATGAAGAAGTTGCAGGTTGCTGGCTTCTATCGTGACGTTGAGTTGGGCGAACCACAGATTATTCACACGGACATCGAGAAGAAAAAGGCTGAAGACCAAGGCTTTAGTTTGACGGATGACGATCGCTACCAGATCATTGAAGCCCACATCGACTACGACTTACCCGGTTACGAAGATGCAGATGGCATCGCACTGCCATACATCGTGACGATCGACCGCGGTACAAACAAAGTATTGGCGGTTCGCAGAAACTGGAACCCAGACGACAAAAACAAATTAAAACGCGATCACTTCGTACAGTACACATATGTACCCGGCTTTGGAGCTTATGGCTTAGGTCTGATCCACTTGATCGGTGGCTACGCCCGTGCCGGTACATCTATCATTCGACAGTTGGTCGATGCCGGTACGTTATCTAATTTGCCCGGTGGTCTGAAGGCACGCGGTCTGCGCATCAAGGGTGACGACACACCGATCAACCCCGGTGAGTTCCGTGATGTGGACGTGCCAAGCGGATCGGTGCGCGACAACATCATGACGCTGCCATATAAAGAGCCATCACAGGTTCTCTTGGCTCTGCTGAACCAGATTACTGACGAAGGCAAGCGCCTTGGCTCGATTGCTGATATGAACATCAGCGACATGAGCGCAAATGCTCCGGTAGGTACCACACTGGCCCTGTTGGAGCGCCAGCTCAAGACGATGTCTGCTGTGCAAGCCCGCGTGCACTACAGCATGAAGCAAGAGTTCCAATTGTTGCGTGACATCATCCGTGACTACACACCTGCTGACTACTCGTACGACCCAGTTGATGGCGATCGCAAAGCTAAGCAGTCTGCCTACGACTTAGTGTCAGTCATTCCTGTGTCGGACCCCACCAGTTCGACGATGGCTCAGCGCATCATGCAGTACCAAGCGGTGATGCAGTTGTCGCAGCAAGCGCCACAGATTTACAACCTCCCAGTTCTGCACCGTCAGATGATCGAGGTGTTGGGTGTGAAGAACGCGGACAAGCTCGTGCCTGTTGATGATGACTTGGCACCACGCGATCCGATCAGCGAGAACATGGCGTTCCTGACTGGCAAGCCCACTAAAGCGTTTATCTTCCAAGACCACGACGCGCACATCGCTGTTCACACCAGCATGCTGCAGGATCCGATGGTGATGGGACAGATGGGCCAGAACCCCATGGCGCAGCAGATGCAGGGCGCGATCATGGCTCATATTGCAGAACACGTTGCCTTCCAATATCGCAACCAGATCGAGGAGCGCTTGGGTGCGTCATTGCCCGCGCCTAACGCAGAGTTGCCACAAGAAGTTGAAGTGCAGTTGTCCAAACTCGTGGCACAAGCTGCTGCGCAGCTTACACAGATGCACCAAGGCGAGGCTGCTCAGAAACAAGCCATGGCACAAGCACAAGATCCGATCATCCAGATGCAGCAGGCTGAGCTTCAGATCAAGAAGCAAGAAGTTGACATCAAGGCCAAGAAGGTCGAGGGTGATCTGCTGATGAAACAAGCTGAGCTTGAGCTTAAAGCGCAGGCGCAAGGTAGCCCGCAAGAAGATCCTGTGATGATTGCTGAACGTCATCGCATGGAGATGCAGATGCAGGCAGACCGTCACGCGCAAGAGATGGCAGTTGCGCAACAACAAGCTCAATTAGCGGCGCAGCAGCAACAGCAGAAGCTGGCACACGGTGGTCAGGTGCACGGTCAGAAGATGGCCCACGCTGACATGAACCACATGCAGAAGATGCGCCTTGCGGCCATGGCTGCTGAAAAGGCTAACGACAAACCCATTGAGTCAAAGGATGAATGATGGCCAATATGCTTGAGGTGTTGAACAAAAAACTTGACGAGCACGTCAAGCAGCTGGTCGATGTTGTCAGTGGTGGTGGAGCTAAATCCCACGACCACTACAAAGAACTGTGCGGGACTATCCGGGGTCTGCAAACCGCACAGATGGAAATTGCTGACCTCGTGCGTAAAACTAAGGAATATGACGATGGAGAAATTTGATGTTGGCGCTGTTGACTTGAGTGGGGTGCTCAATACCTCTGCTGAAGAAAAAGCCAAACAGGTACCGGACCCAGCTACATACCACTTGCTGTGTATGTTGCCCAAGGCCGAAGAAGAACTGAGCGAGTCAGGGATTGTTAAATCCGCCACGATGATGTACCACGAGGAGCTACTCTCTCCCGTGTTATTTGTTGCCAAGATTGGCCCCGATGCGTTCAAAGATCCAGCCAGATTCCCATCTGGCCCAAGCTGCAAAGTAGGTGACTTTGTGTTGGTTCGCCCCAACACCGGCACTCGCATGAAGATTCATGGCACCGAGTGGCGACTCATTAACGACGACTCAGTACAAGCTGTTGTGCAAGACCCACGTGGTATCCAACGCCCTAACTAAGGAGTAAATAATGACTGCAGAACAAACAGAATTTGAGTTTCCGGACGAGGCGGAAGCAAACCCACGTAAGGGTGGCAAGGTCGTAGACCCTGAGCCTGAAGTCGAAGTTGCCGCAGAGCCGGAGATTGAAGTCGTAGACGATACGCCTGAAGAGGACCGTAACCGTAAGCCAATGACCGAACCTCCCAAAGAGGTGACGGACGAAGAGTTGGCTAAATACGACGAAAGCGTACAGAAGCGCATCAAGCACTTCACAAAAGGCTATCACGACGAGCGCCGTGCCAAAGAAGCGGCCCAACGTGAGAAAGACGAAGCCCTGCGTATTGCGCAAGCCGTGATCGAAGAGAACAAAAAGCTCAAGGGTTCTGTCAGTCAAGGCCAAACCGCCCTGATTGAACAGGCTAAAAAAGTGGTGGCAAACGAGCTTGAAGAAGCAAAACGCCAATACAAGGCAGCCTACGAAGCCGGGGACTCAGATGCCTTGGTGGAAGCTCAAGAAGCACTGACATCAGCCAAGTTGAAGGCGGAGCGCGTAAATAATTTTAAGCCCGCCCCTTTACAGGACGAAAAAACTGATGTACAAACACAACTACAGCCTCAACCGGCTGCACCCGTGGACGAAAAACTGCTTGCATGGCAGGACAAAAATCAGTGGTTTGGGTCCAACAAACGGATGACAGCATATGCCCTCGGTGTACACGAGGACTTGGTTGGGGAAGGGATACAAGCAGGCAGCGACGAGTACTACAAACGTATCGACGCTGACATGCGAGAAAGGTTTGCCGACCAGTTTGGAGCCGACGAACCCGCTGATGCGAAACCTCAGCGCACAAAATCCAACGTTGTTGCACCTGCAACGCGTAGTACAGCACCGCGCAAAATCGTGCTGACGCAGACACAGGTGAATCTCGCCAAGCGGTTGGGAGTTCCTTTGGAACTGTACGCCCGTAAGGTTGCTGAAGAAATGAGGAAATGAAAATGGAAACGACTGCACGCAAATCACGTGACCTTGAAACCCGCGAGAAGGCGGAGCGTCCAAAACAATGGATGCCCCCACAACTTCTGCCTGACCCCACTCCGGAGCCGGGTTATGCGTACCGCTGGATCAGGATCGCCTCTTTGGGTAAAGACGACGCCACGAACATTTCCGGAAAACTGCGAGAAGGCTGGGAACCCGTTAGGGCTGCTGACCACCCCGAAATCCGCTTGTTTGGTTCTTCAAATCCGAAGTTCCCAGACTGTGTGGAAGTAGGCGGTCTGTTGCTCTGCAAAACACCTGTGGAATTCACGGACCAACGTAATGAGTACTACCGAAAACAATCGGAAGCTCAGATGAACTCTGTGGACAACACGTACATGCGCGAGAATGACCCACGGATGCCTATGTTCAAAGAACGTAGCTCAAAAGTCACTTTCGGAAAAGGTATTTAACTTTTTTGGAGTCTTAAATGGCATATCCTACCGTTTCTAAGACGTATGGTCTGAAGCCAGTCAACCGACTGGATGGTCTGCCCTACGCCGGAGCGATCCGTCAAATCCCTATTGCTGCTGGCTACGCCACTGCAATCTTGAATGGTGACACCGTTAAGGTTGACACCAATGGCTACTTGGTAGCAAACACAACTTCTAACTCTGGCGACAGCGTTGGTGTGTTGGTTGGTTGCAGCTACACAAACTCAAGTGGTCAATTCACAAACGGCCAGTACTACCCTGCTAGCCAGTCCACATCTACACAATTGGCCTTTGGCTTTGTTGTGGATGATCCCAATGCGGTGTTCCGCGTTGTGGCAACCAGCGGCCAGACTACCACTCCCACAGCTTATAGCCGTGCTTTGGTTGGTTCCAACGTCGCTCTGTCTATCAACACAGGCAGCACCAACACTGGTGACTCCTATTATGGTATTGACGGCGCTTCTGCTGGTACTACTGCCACATTGCCTATCCGTGTCGTTGACGTTGTGCCCGATACAGCCACTGGCGCTGCTAACGTAGCCGCTACGACTTATTATGAATTCTTGGTCAAGTTCAACTTGCACCAATACACTGATACCACCGGTATCTAAGGAGTCACAACATGGCTATTTCACGCGCACAACTACTGAAAGAACTCTTGCCCGGTTTGAACGCATTGTTCGGCCTTGAGTACGCTAAGTACGGCGAAGAGCACAAAGAAATCTACGAAACAGAGACATCTGAGCGTAGCTTTGAAGAAGAGACAAAACTGTCTGGTTTCTCTGCAGCACCTGTCAAGCCTGAAGGTTCAGCCCTCCAGTATGACAACGCGCAAGAAGCTTGGACTGCACGTTACACCCACGAAACCATTGCGATGGGCTTCTCCATCACAGAGGAAGCTGTGGAAGATAACTTGTATGATAGTTTGTCTAGCCGTTACACAAAGGCTTTGGCCCGCGGTATGGCTTACACTAAGCAAGTTAAAGCTGCCTACGTGTTGAACAACGCCTTCGCTGGCGGCCCAACATACGGCGACGGCCAAGTTTTGTGCTCCACAGCACACCCCTTGGTCTCTGGTGGCACTAACAGCAACACACCATCAACTCCTGCCGACTTGAATGAAACATCGTTGGAAAACGCTGTGATTCAGATCGCTGCTTGGACAGACGAGCGTGGTTTGCTGATCGCTGCTAAGCCTAAGAAGTTGGTTGTTCCCCCAAGCCTGATGTTCGTTGCTACCCGCCTGCTGGAAACAGAATTGCGCGTTGGTACAAACGACAACGACATCAACGCCTTGAAGAACAACGGTTCTATCCCTGAAGGCTACACTGTTAACCACTTCTTGACAGACACCAACGCTTGGTTCCTGTTGACAGACGTGCCTAACGGCTTGAAGCACTTCGTTCGTACCCCCATGACTACTGGCATGGACGGTGACTTTGACACAGGTAACGTTCGCTACAAAGCCCGTGAGCGTTACAGCTTTGGCGTGTCTGATCCATTGGGTATCTTCGGTTCACCCGGAGCCTAATATTTCCTTGGAAATATTTGAAGAGGGGGCCTTGTGCCCCCTTTTTATTTGTTGTATATTGCAATCATTCCGGGGTTCCCGGTGCATCAAATTGACCCGGCAAACGACATACCGATTGATGCGCTGATCTTGTATGTAAGGACAATTTATCATGGCAGTTTCTACCACACAGAGTATTTGGCGTTCAGGTGGCGGCGATCAGACTCGCACCGCTTATTGTGGCTCCGGCGTTATGGCCGCGCAGTTCTACATTGCTGACGCTTCCGTTGCCACCGCAACCAACGTTAAAGTTTCTTCTGCTTCTGGCGCTCCCGCTTTGATTTTGCCCGCTGGCGCAGTTGTACTGTCAGTCGCTATCAATGACGCAGGCGCTGGTTCTGTCGATTTGGGCACACGTGGCTACACAAGCGGCACCGTGACTGGCGCTGCTATCGGCAATAACGTTGATGTTTCTGCTGCTGGCATTGTGACCGCTGGTTTGACATTGACAGCTACTTCCGAAATGGCGTATGTCACTGTGACTATCGACACAAGCGGTGCTGGCACTGTTGGCGGCTACATCACTTACTTTGTTGCAGACCCATTGGTTGGCCAACAAAACGTCTAATTGATCTTGGGGGCTTCGGCCCCCGTTTTAAAGGAGATTAATTATGATGCAAACTGACGTTCGGGGCGCTGATTGCGCTGCCGGAGCAACGACAACAGTTTACGCTGGGCGCGCTCGTTTCAAAGGTATTTGGTACAGCACTTCTGGCGCTTCTACGATTGCCATCAAAGATGGCTCAACCACGCTGTTCACATTCACAATCGCTGGCCAAACTTCAGATGACATCTGGATCCCCGGTGAAGGTGTGTTGTGCAGTACAAGTCTTGTTGTAACTACTGGCTCGGGTTGCACCGCAGTTGTATTCTATGGCTGAAGCTAAACAAGCAGTTCTGGCAGGTCGCAAGTTATTCATTGCGATCCCTGCGTATGACGGCAAAATCAACATCAAACTTGCATACAACATTGCGGCGTTAATGCCCAAGGCGTTGCAGTTTGGTGTGTCCGTCAATATGGGCGATGTGTCTGGGTGCTCAATCATTACCATGGCTAGAAACCAACTGGTGCATGAGTTCCTCAAGTCAGATTGCACAGAACTGCTGTTTGTTGACTCCGATGTAATTGCTACCCCGGACGATATCTTGCGCTTGATGGCGCAAAGTGGTGGCAAGGATATTACCGCTGGCATGTACCCCCGCAGATCTAAGGACCGTAACTTCTTTGCCGATCTGTATTTTGACGACAATGAAGAGCTTGAGTTTGAAGGCTCACTGATGCGTTTAAAACGCGTTGGCACGGGTTTTATGCTGATTCAGCGCCATGTCCTTGAGACAATGGTTGTAGCGCATCCTGAGTGGGTCTACGACTTCAAGGGCGAGGATGTGTGCGGCGTGTTTGATTTCCAGAACCGCGATGGTGTTTACCTCGGTGAAGACTATTTGTTCTGTGACCGCGCTGCGCAGCATGGCTTTAAGATTTATGCAGACGTTGACATCAGCTTGCCGCATGTGGGTGCCGAGACCTACGAAAACAATTTTAGGGAAGAAGTTGTAATGCCTCTGCTAGAGGCTATCCGTAAGACCAAACTGAAAGTAGCAAATGGCTAAGACACCAGCATGGCAACGCAAGGAAGGCAAGTCGGAAAAGGGCGGGCTGAACGCCAAGGGCCGCGCCTCCTACAACAAAGCAAACCCCGGCAAGCCGGGCCTGAAGGCACCGCAGCCAGAAGGCGGCCCACGCCGCGACTCTTTTTGCGCTCGGATGAGTGGCATGAAGAAAAAACTGACGAGCGCCAAGACCGCCAAAGACCCAAACTCACGTATTAACAAGAGCCTGCGGGCGTGGAATTGCTGAGATGAGTGAACATTCAGAAACCGCTAAGCATGTAGTTGATGCGTTATCGATACTAACTGTCGTAGGAACGCTAGTCGAAATGTTGCCGTCAATTGCAGCCGTATTTACAATCGTGTGGACAGGCATCCGCATATGGGAAACTGAGACCGTGCAAAATATGTTTGGTCGAAAGGGTAAAAACGATGCCGAGTAGTTCCAAAAAACAACACAATTTCATGGCGGCTGTGGCCCATAGCCCAGCATTTGCCAAGAAAGTAGGCGTCCCACAATCCGTGGGCAAAGATTTCTCAAACGCGGACAAGGGCCGCAAATTCTCCAAAGGTGGCGATATGAAAGAAAACATGAAGGCTGACATCAAACAAGATAAAGCCATTGTCAAAAAAGCGTTCAAAATGCACGATGCTCAAGAGCACAAAGGCAGCAAAGGCACTAACTTGTCTAAGCTGGCTAAAGGCGGCGTAGCTGCATCCAAGATGGGCGCTGTTAAAACTGCTGCTCCTAGCCGTGACGGTATTGCTGAGCGCGGTAAAACACGCGGCAAGAACATCGCTATGTGCGGCGGTGGCATGGCTTACGGCAAGAAGAAGTAATCATGATGGCCAGCCGTGGCATGGGGGCCATCTCCCCCAGCAAAATGCCCAAAGGCGTGAAAAAAGCCCGTCGGGACGATACTGACTTTACGCAATATGCGGAAGGTGGCTCAGTCAATGAAGCTGGCAACTACACCAAGCCCGAGTTGCGCAAACGAATCGTGTCTCAGGTAAAAGCCGCGGCTACTCATGGAACTAAACCGGGCCAGTGGTCTGCACGTAAAGCGCAGCTTGTGGCCAAGAAGTACAAAGAAGCTGGTGGAGGCTACCGAGATTGAAAGCTCCTCAGAAATCGCTCAAGGATTGGGGCGACCAGAAATGGCGCACTAAGTCCGGCAAACCGTCCAGCAAGACGGGTGAGCGTTATTTGCCTGAGAAAGCCATTAAGTCTTTGTCCCCATCAGAGTATGCGGCTACAACCCGTGCCAAACGTGCGGGCAAGGCGGCAGGTAAACAGTTTGTGGCGCAGCCCAAAACTATTGCAAAGAAAACGGCAGGATTTAGATGACCACTACTGGCACCACACTCTTCAACATGGACTTCACGGAGATCGCCGAGGAAGCGTGGGAGCGTGCGGGCCGTGAGATGCGTTCTGGCTATGACTTGCGTACCGCTCGTCGTTCGATGAATCTGATGACCATTGAGTGGCAAAACAAAGGCATCAACATGTGGACGATGGAGGAGGGTTTCATTAACCTGACTCCCGGATTGAATACTTATGCGCTGCCATTGGATACTATTGACCTGTTGGAGCACGTTATCCGCACGGGTCAAAACACTGCTTCAACGCAGGCGGACCTGACTATTACCCGTATCAGCGTCTCTACATATGCCACTATCCCAAACAAACTTCAGCAGGCTCGCCCAATTCAAGTCTGGATTCAGCGCCTTTCTGGGGAAACTAACCCTACGCCTCTTGTTGTCGCGTCGGCAGTCGGAGCCACGGACACAACGATTACGCTTGACTCGGTGGTTGGGATAGCCGGATCTGGTTTTATCCGCCTTGGTACAGAAGATATTTACTACACATACATCAACGGTAACGTGTTGAGTGGGGTGTTCCGTGGTCAAAACAACACAACCGCAGCCAGCCATTCTGTCGGTACACCGGTGTTTGTGCCTCAGTTGCCGGCAGTTACTGTCTGGCCTACCCCTGATAACTCTACTCCTTATCAGTTTGTGTACTGGAGACTCAGACGAGTTCAAGACGCAGGCGGTGGTGTTGAAACAGCCGACATGAACTTCCGTTTTCTGCCCGCTTTGACGGCTGGTTTGGCGTATCACATTGCTGTAAAGACTCCAGACTTGATGCCACGCATCCCGATGCTCAAGCAGATTTACGACGAAACGTTTGAGATTGCCGCTGGCGAAGACCGCGAAAAAGCAGCCGTACGGTTTGTGCCGCGTCAGATGTTTATTGGCAACGGTGGGGGCTACTAATGCCTAATCGGTTTGCCTCCGGCAGAATAGCGATTGCCGAGTGCGACCGCTGTGGCCAGCAATTTAAACTGAAACAGCTTAAGACTGAGATCATTAAGCAGCGTAAGTATCAGTTGTTGGTTTGCCCTGAGTGCTGGGATCCTGACCATCCGCAATTGATGCTGGGTACGTTCCCGGTTGAAGACCCACAGGCTTTGCGCAATCCACGCAAAGACACAACGTATGTGACTTCTGGGCTTAACGTCAACGGATATACATCGGGCGGTTCTCGGGATATTCAATGGGGCTGGAACCCTGTTGGTGGTTCACGATTAAATGACACCGGATTAACGCCAAACTACTTGGCATTAGCCGCACAAGTTGGTACAGTAACGATACAGATAGGAGCTTAATATGGCATACACACGAGCAGCAGACGGCATCGCTAAAAAAGGCAAGACCGTTGGCAAAAATTACGGCGATAGCGGCCCCGCAGTTGGCATCCAAAAGGGTGGCAAAAAGACTGCTGGTGTGACTGGCGAAGCCATGCGTAAAGTGGGCCGCAACTTGGCCCGCGCTAACTACCAGAAGTGAGATCACCATGGCCACATTTAGCAAAAAGATGATGGGTAAAGAAGTTGGCGATGCCAAAGTCTATGCCAAGCCACACACCATGACTGGTAAAGAAGTTAAGGCTTCTACAAACCCCGGTTCTGGCGCAAACAAAAGTAAGCTAAACGAGTACGATGTGAGCATTGGTGCAGTGAGTAAGTCTGCTGGTGATGAGCCAACAAAGACTAGCGGCATCAAGATTCGCGGTACAGGCGCAGCCACAAAAGGCGTGATGGCACGAGGCCCAATGGCATGAATTACAGTGAGCTTGTCACAGCAGTAGCCGACTACTGCGAAAACACTTTCCCAACTGCTGACATGAATACGTTCATTCAGCAGGCGGAGCAACGCATCTACAACACGGTGCAGATTGCCAACTTGAGAAAGAATGTGACAGGCGCATTGGATGCTGGCAATAAGTATTTGGCTTGCCCACAGGACTTTTTGTCGCCATACAGCTTGGCTATTTATCCTGTCATCACAACGACAGCCACAGGCACATCGGGTGAGTTCACGGTAACTGTTGCAAGCGCAACAGGTATTGCGGCAGGTCAGGCCATTAGCAACGCAAACATTCCAGCCGGAACTTATGTGCGTGCAGTCAGTGGAACTACCGTGTATATGACACAGGCAAGCACCGGCACGGTGTCTGGCACAATCATTTTTCAGGGCGACTATCTGTACTTGCTGAACAAAGATGTGAACTTCATCCGTGAAGCATATCCACAGACAGCAACACGTGGTGAGCCAAAACACTATGCTATCTTTGGCCCCCAGTCCGCCGACATCAACGAGCTGACATTCATTGTTGGCCCCACACCAAATCTTGGCTATATGGCTGAGCTGCATTATTACTACTACCCAGAGTCAATTGTCACGGCCAACACAACTTGGCTTGGAGATAACTTTGATTCTGCGTTGTTATATGGGACAATCTGCGAAGCATTTGTTTACATGCGTCAAGAAACAGATATGGTGAAACTTGCACAGGATCGTTACGTGCAAGCTATCGCACTCCTGAAGAACTTGGGTGATGGTAAACAACGTGCTGACGCCTACCGCGATGGCCAAGTTAGGGTACAAGTATCATGAGCATTCTTCAAACAGTAACCACAAGTTGCAAGATTCAGCTTCTGCAAGCTGTTCACAACTTTGGCCCAACAAACCCCGACACTTTCAAGATTGCTCTGTACACAGGCAACGCAGACATAAACGCTGCAACAACCATTTACACAACAAGCAATGAAATCTCCGGCACGGGATACACCACTGGCGGTAATACGCTGGTGATTAATCAATACCCAACAGCGGGTAACAATCAGTATGCCGTACCAACAGCGTATATTTCATTCCAGAATACAAGTTGGACAAATGCGTCATTCACAGCTCGTGCAGCTTTGATTTACAACGTGACGCAGGGCAACAAATCAATCGCTGTGTTGGACTTTGGTTCTGACAAAACCGTGACCAACGATACTTTCCAAATCATTTTCCCAACTGCCGATGCGAACAGCGCCATCGTGCGCATTTCTTAAGGACTTACCATGAGTACAGAAATTTCAAAAGCCCAAGACGCCGTGTCCGCAAGCTTGAACGCAAACAAAGGATCCGCTGAGCGCGTTGGTGCTGGTGGTGTTTTCACTGTGACTTGCATCGGCGCTGACGGCGTTGAGAAGTGGTCTGACACATTCCACAACTTGGTTGTGAACCAAGGTCTGCAAGACATGAACTCCAAGTACTTCCAAGGTTCAGGCTACACAGCCGCTTGGTATTTGGGTTTGGTTCAAGGACCCGGCTCCGGCACAGTGTATGCTGCTGGTAACACTTTGGCTTCCCACTCTGGTTGGACTGAGTTGGTTCCCGGTACAGCTTACACAGGCAACCGCAAAGCTGTGACATTTGGTACTGCCACTACTGCTGATCCTTCAGTAATTGATAACTCTGGCTCTCCCGCATCTTTTGCGATGTTGGTTAACAGCACTGTGGTTGCTGGCGCATTCTTGTGTTCAGTGTCTTCTGGTACGTCTGGTGTATTGTTCTCTGCTGGTGATTTCACCGGTGGTGATAAGACCGTTGATAGCGGCGATACATTGAACGTGACATATTCGTTCTCCCTCGACGCAGCCTAATAGGTAGCGCGGTGTTTGGAGATGTTGCATTTGCCCAAGCACCTTTCGCCGCGTTAGGCGGGAAAACACTCGCCTCATCGCTAAGTGAATCTGCAACAGCGTCAGATAGTTATTCTCAGGAATACCGGTCTGGCGCAATTGTGGAGGAATTTGTGGCAGCAACTGCCGCATTTGCAAACGCAAACAATACTTTTGCGGCTGCTCGTGCGGAGTTGGCAACGGCAACGGCAACACAAAACTTTGCGCCATCCACATACAACGCATCACAATTAGAGGTTGGCACTGCCACGGCCAGCCCAGCGTTTGTAGCATCTACATTAAATGCAAGCCAATCTGAAACAGTAACCGCAGCCGATGCGCCACGCGCTGGTACTAGTGTACTTGCGGCAATTACTGAAGCTATTACAGCTGCCGATTCCGTTAATGGCGGTCGTGGGTTCTCAGTCACCATCACAGAATCTGCTACCGGAGCAACTGTGTTCTCCGCTGGTAAAGGCACTTCTGCATCTATTTCAGAGCTGGCTACCGCAGTAGACACGTACACCAAACTGAAGATTTTGAATGTGTACCCACAAGGATTGCAGTTAACTGTGTCTGTTGGCAATGTGCTGGTTTGGGGTACTATTCCAACAGATCAAACGCCACCAGACCCTGATTGGCAAGATATACCGACTTAAGGATTTAACATGGCTATCGTTTTAAAAGATCGGGTCAAAGAAACCGCTTCCGCACCGGGCACAGGTACGATTACTCTGGCAGGCGCAGCTTCTGGATTTCAGGCTTTCTCAGCAATTGGCAACGGCAACGTAACGTACTTTGCAATCGTTGATGCAGCTGCCGGTACATGGGAAGTTAACTACGGTACATATACATCGTCAGGCACAACTCTGACTCGTAATGCTACGCCTTTGTCTTCTTCTAACGCCGGTGCTTTGGTGAACTTTACGGGCACAGTGGATGTTTTCTGTACTTATCCATCAGAAAAAGCCATCTACGAAGAAGTGTCTGGCAACGTTTTGGTTGATGGTGGCCCAATCACTGTGGTTGGAACGGGTGTTACAAGCTACACCACATTCTCCGCAGCTTTGGGAGAGTTGTATGCCAACATTAACAGCTTTGCGCAGATGTACGCACAGAACTACAACAGTGGTTCCGAAGCATCTGGTGACTTTGTTGTTTACCGCAATGATGCTGCAAACGACACAGCCAAGTTTGTAGATATGGGCATCAACAGCTCTAACTACAGCTCCGCTTCTTATCCAATCTTTTCCGCAGGCTCTGCATATGTCTTTAATGACGGCGGTGAGATGTTTATTGGTAGTGCAACAGATGATTTAATCCTGTTTGCTGGTGGTGTTGGAACTGGCAACTGGGCTGTTCGTGTAGATAAAACCACTCAGGCAGTAACAACAAAGTCTGATGTAAACGTTGGCGGCGATTTAGATGTAACCGGCGCGGCAACATTTGGTAGCACTGTTTTACTGAATGCGGATCCATCGCTAGCTTTGCAAGCAGCTACAAAACAGTATGTAGATCAAGCGGTATCTACAGGTTTGCATCTGCATCAGCCCGTACAAGTAGCAACCACCGGTAACTTAACAGCCACATACAACAATGGAGCTTCAGGCGTTGGCGCAACATTGACCAACTCTGGCGTACAAGCTGCGCTATCTGTGGATGGTATTTCGTTGTCTGTAAATGACCGTGTATTGGTTTGGCAACAAACTGCTGCCGCTCAAAATGGTGTTTATGTTGTTACCACTGTGGGATCAGCCTTAACAAATTGGGTTTTGACTCGTTCCACAGACACAAACAATTACAACCCACAGTCAGACACGGGTTTGGGTGGTGGTGACTACTTCTATGTCCAAGAAGGCACAACCGGCGCTGGCGACTCTTATGTGTGTACCAATACAGGCACAATCACGTTTGGTACAACAGCCATCACGTTTGCTCAGTTCAGTGGTGCTATTACATACACCGGCGGCACAAATATTGACGTAACCGGCCAAACCATTTCTTTGACAGGTACGGTTGCAGCTACAAACGGCGGTACAGGTACGGCTACAGTCACTACCGGCGATCTGCTATACGGCTCTGCTACCAATACGTGGAGCAAATTGGCCGCAGGTTCAGCATACAAAGCCTTGGTGATGAATGCTGGCGGTACAAACGTTGAGTGGAATGCAATTGCTCTGAATCAATCAGGCGCAGTATCTGGTTCTTTGCCAGCCACTAACGGCGGTACAGGCTTGAACTCTTACAACGTAGGTGAGATGTTGTATTCCAACACCACCACGACATTTGATGTTGTTACACGCAACACCACTACAACCAAGAAGTTCTTGACGCAGACCGGTACCGGTAGTGCGGCTCAGGCTCCTGTTTGGGGAACAATCTCTGGTTCGGATGTATCAGGCAATATCTCCGGATCGGCTGGTTCAGTGGCTAATGCTCTGACATTGGGTACATACCTGACAGGTACAAGTTTCGATGGTTCAAGCGCAGTGACTGCGACTGTGGATGCCACATCTGCAAACACAGCTTCTAAGGTTGTTGCCCGTGATGGTTCAGGTAACTTCTCTGCTGGAACAATTACTGCGGCTTTGAGCGGTAACGCCACAACTGCAACAACAGCCACAAACTTGGCTGGCGGTGTGGCTAATCAGATTCCATACCAAACATCTGCCGGAACAACCGCATATATTACTGCGGCTTCTGGTACAAACTACCTGTTGAACTACACAGGCTCAGCCTTTAGCTGGGTTGCAACATCTGGTTTGTCTGTTAGTTCTGCGGCTACGGCCACGGCTCTTGCTACACCACGTGCCATTTACGGTAATAACTTTGACGGCACTGCAGCTTTAACTCAGGTTATTGCCTCTACATATGGCGGTACAGGCAACGGCTTTACCAAGTTCACAGGCCCAACAAGTTCTGAGAAAACATTTACTCTGCCCGATGCAAGCTCCACAATCGTGGTGCAAGGCGGTGCTTTAGGCACACCTTCTTCCGGCACATTGAGTGGTTGTACAGTTGACGGTACAAACGGTGTTGGTTTCCTGAACATTCCACAGAACGCGCAGACCGGCAGCTATACAACCGTATTGGGTGACTCAGGTAAGCATATCTACCACGCTCTGGGTGCTGGCGCAGCCACGTACACCATCCCAGCAAATGCTTCCGTTGCCTACCCAATTGGTACGGCCATTAGCTTTGTAAACCTTTCTGCTACCTCAATCAGCATTGCGATCACTTCAGACACAATGTATTTGGCTGGTTTTGGTACAACAGGAACACGTACTTTGGCACAATACGGTACGGCCACTGCTTTGAAAATTACTAGCACTGTCTGGATCATCTCAGGCAACGGATTAACGTAAGGATAAAAATGTCAAACTCGTTTTCCTCCCTCAAGTTTGAGATCATCGAGGTCGGTGGTAATGACGGCACATGGGGGCCGATTGTCAATACCAACGTTGGTACTGCGATTGAGCAAGCAATTGCTGGCATGGCAAGTATTGTCACAGCCGACTTTACAGCCAACGTTTGTGACCTGACGCTGATTAATACAAATGCCTCTCAAAAAGCCCGTGCAGCTTGTTTAAACATTACAGCAACTTTGAGCGCAGCGGGGACATTGAACGTACCCGCAATTGAAAAGCCGTACATTGTCATCAATAACTCTGTGGGCGGTTACGCTGTCACAGTCAAGGTTAGCGGTCTGACGGGCGTTTCTATTCCAAACGGCAAAGCTTGCTTGGTTTACAACAACGGCACAGATGTTGTTTCAGCCATCACATATTTAGCATCCCTGACCTTGGGCTCTGCGTTGCCTGTCACATCTGGCGGCACAGGTGGTACAACATCTACCGGATCAGGTGCAGTTGTCTTGGCAACTTCTCCCACTCTGGTAACACCAAACTTGGGCACTGCGGCATCAGGCAATTTGGGTGCTTGCACAGTCGATGGCACAAACTTAGTTGGCTACCAGAACATCCCGTTCAATAGCCAAAACGGTGACTACACACTGGTTCTGACTGATGCTGGAAAGACTATTTTTCACCCGAGCGCAGATGCAAGTAACCGCACATTCACAATCCCAGCAAATGCAAGCGTGGCGTACCCAATCGGTACAGCGATTAGCTTTATCAATATGGCCGAGACGGTCACGATTGCAATTAACAGCGACACCATGTATCTTTCAGGTTTTGGTACAACAGGAAGCCGTACACTTGCTGTATATGGCGCTGCGACCGCAGTTAAAATGACTAACACCACTTGGATGATTTCTGGGAACGGATTAACATGAGCGGAATTCTTCAATCATTTGCGTATGGTCGCGCTTTCTCGATCATCCCTGCCAATACAGTAGCGCCTGTTGTTTCGGGTACTGCAACGGTTGGGCAAACTTTAAGTTCCACGACGGGAACTTGGTCTGGCATTCCAACTCCTACATATACGTACCAATGGCAGCGCTCAGGATCCAACATCGGTAGCGCAACATCAAGTACATATGTTTTGGTAGATGCAGATGCTGGAAACACAATTCGGTGCGTTGTGACAGCAACCAACTCGGTTGGTTCTACAAGTGCAAACTCTAATTCCACAGCGGCTGTTGCGGCTACAGTTCCCGGCGCACCAACAATTGGTACAGCCACAGCTACGGGTGCTACTACAGCTACTGTGGCATACACTGCGCCAGCAAGCAATGGTGGTGCAACAATTACAACATACACAGCAACCTCAAGCCCCGGCGGTATTACAGGTACGTTGTCTACGGCAGGATCTGGAACAATTACGGTTTCTGGCTTGACTGCATCTACAAGTTACACCTTCACTGTTAAGGCGACTAACTCCGTTGGTCAGAGCGCGGCAAGTTCTGCAAGTAACAGCATTACAACGCAAGCAGCAAGTGGTTCTAGGTATTTCTGTAGCCCTGTTGGTGGTACAACTACATGGGTTGTACCTGCTGGCGTAACGTCTGTATCTGTTGTTGCCGTCGGAGGCGGCGGCAGCGGTGGTGGTGGTTACTCTAGAGGCGGTGGCGGTGGCGCTCTTGCTTACGGAAATAATATTCCTGTGACACCGGGTTGTACTTTATGGACTGTAAGTATTGGTGCACCCGGTAGGACTTGTGGTAGTCGTGGCGGTGAAACTGCATTCCGTTATAACAATGGCGGTATTGTTGTCGCTGGCGGCGGTGGTGGCGGTCGTCCCGGTTGTGGAGGTGGTGCTGGTGGAGTTGTAAGTGCTGGCAGTGGCGGTCGAGGTGGTAATGGTGGCGTAACTATTCAGGCTGGTGGCGGCGGTGCTGGTGGTTATGGCAACAGAGGCGGTGATGGCGGCCCATGTGCAAGTCTTTGTGGCCGTACAGGTTTAGCTGGTGGTGGAGGTGGTGGATCGCAAGGCGGCGGTGGTGAAGGCGGATCAGGCGGAGGTGGTACAGGCATCATGACAGGTCAAGGTGCTAATGGCGCACCCGGATGTACAAGCATTGGATACGGCGGCGGTGGATCAGGAGGCCAAAATGGTGGTCGTGGTGGAGCAGCGCTAGTCCCATGTCGTTGCTGCGGCCCTTACACTGTCCCATCTGCGGGTAGCGGAGGTTTCCCCGGAGGCGGTTCTGGCGCAACATGCAGTGGGTATTGGCAAGATGGTGCACAAGGTGCTTTGCGTATTATTTGGCCCGGAAATACTCGTCAATATCCATCAACCAATACAGGTTCACCATAACTCTATAGGTACAGCACATGAATTTTTATATTCAAGTTGAAAATGGCGTAACAGTTAACCATCCAGCCGCAGAAGATAATTTACTAGAGGCTTTTGGAAAAATCCCAAGTAATTGGGAGCTAATTATCCGTAACGATAAACCTTATAACCCACCGCTGTATAAAACTTTTGATAATCCAGAGGTTGTATATGAAAAAGTAGATGGTGTTTGGACTGAGGTTTGGCGGTTACGTGACATGACTGCTGAAGAAAAATTGTTTAAACAAGAGATGGCTAAAAAACTTTGGGCCGGCCGTCGTCAACTTGAAAACTTTTCAGCGTGGGTTTTTGATGAATCCGTTTGTGATTACGTACCACCTTTTCCTAAACCGCAAGACGGCAAAGACTATTTCTGGCAAGGCACTACTTCTTCATGGGTAGAGAAACCACCATACCCAGAAGATGGAAAAACGTATAGACTCAACTTTACTCTAGCCGCTTGGGAAGAAGTTGTAATTTAAAAAGGGTCTGGTATGGTTAAAACCGTTGCAAAAAAGCCAAAGCAAAAAGTTTGCAAGGCGGCTACATCTGTAGCTGAAGTCATACAGAACACGCAATTAAAAGTTGCACACCATTTTACGTGTCCAATTTATCTGATTGAACGCCCTGATTTTTTGGAAGCTGTTAATGCCGCTTCTGCGGATGCGCTTGAAACCGCAAGAAAAACTCAAACTCTTGATGAAATCTATCCCGTTGTAATGAGTGGCGACTTTGCCATGGACTCACGGGTGCGCGAATTCACAGAATTTGTTGGTGCAACTGCTTGGAACATTTTGAGCGAGCAAGGTTATGCCATGCAAGACAAAGGTATGGCCTTTACTGAAATGTGGTCGCAAGAGCACCACAAACATTCGGCAATGGAGCAGCACGTTCACAATCACGGAGCGCAGATTGTTGGATTCTATTTTCTTGAAACTCCTGAAAATTGCTCCCGTGCGCTATTTCATGATCCACGTATTGGAAAAGTTCAGATAGATCTGCCCGAGCAAAATCCAAGCGCTGCAACTATTGCAAGCAGCATGATCAACTTTGAACCAAAACCGGGTTTACTAATTTTCACAAATGCTTGGCTTGCGCATTCATTTACACGCCACGCTTCTGAACAGCCATTGAAATTTGTTCACTTTAATTTGTCTGTTGTTTCAGCGCCAACTATTTGCCAAGCACCAGCAGAAGTTATATGAACACGTACCACATTCGGTTTAACAAAACTCGCGGTCAAGCCGGTCGAGGAACCGTTGATCATGTTTGGCGTGTTTTTGAAAATGGCAAGGAGCGCTTGTTTAAGAACCTTGATATTACGGCTCCTGTCAAAAGTGAAAGGGACGCAAATGGTGTTGACTACAACATTGTTTGCAAAGGGTACATGACGATTGACCGAGATACATCAACAGCCATCATTAATAGTGTGGAAACTGCATGACTCCAATTGTCTGGAAAATCCGAAGCTCAGATCAAATACACAAACTTATATCTGTGGAGTCAGCTTTTTCCAATGAAGAAATAGATTTAATTAAGCAACACGCATCTACTTTGGAAGCACGACCACCTTTCATCAGTACATCAGACCCAAACATACGAAGCCAAATAGATAACAGTCTTAGGAAATGTCAGGTTAAATGGATCGAACCAACAGAAGAATCTAAATGGATATTTCAACGATTGGTTGATGTAATTCAAAAAGTTAATGGGCAATTTTTTAATTTTAATTTATACGCTCTACAGTTGTTGCAATACACCATATACAATGAAGAAGACCAAGGCTTTTATGGCCCACACAGAGATTCAAGAATTGTTGCGGAAGATGGGTTTGTACGTAAGCTGTCTTTTTCATTGCAGTTAACAGATCCTTCGGAATATGAAGGTGGTGAACTTATTGTTGACATTGAGTTTGATGAAAAAATAGCGCCAAAATCCCTTGGTGCAATAAATTTTTTCCCTTCTGATTTGTTGCACGAAGCAAAACCTGTGACAAAAGGTGTTCGTCATGTTTTGGTTGGCTGGGTTGTTGGGCCTCCATTGGTTTAAATTCATGCAAGTTATAAAAAATATTGCGCCATTCTTTCTTCAACGTGCCCGCGATCACGATGAAGTCAAAGACAAAATATTGCAGATCATCAATGCAGATCGTATTTTTGCAAGTTCAACTCCAACTGAATCAATTGCCAATACTGATTTTTATCTTGCTGATATTTTTAAACAGCAAAAAGGACAACAGTATTGGGATTTAATTTATCCAAGTATTGAAAAGCATTACAACGACATATTAAAAGAAACCGGTTTGACTATATGGTCACTGCATAGATATTGGTTTCAGACATATAAACCAAACGATTATCATGGGTGGCACGTTCATGCTGGCTGTATGTTTTCAAACGTGTATTACCTGAGCTTGCCTGACGGTGCAGCAAAAACAAGTTTTTCATACTTGGGCGATGAATTTCAAATTGACGTTCAAGAGGGTGACATTTTGACATTCCCAAGTTTTCTGCCCCACTGCTCAAAGTCCAACATGTCGGACGCGCCAAAACATGTGATTGCGTTCAACTCTAATTTGAACATGTAGCCATGACAGATTGGGCCGAAGCTTTTATACTTGCGGCTGTCATCGTCGCCTTCATTGTGTGGGGCACGTTTACGATTATCTGGGTTGGAGGAATGGTATGAACTGGGCAGATGCACTCAAGGCGGTAATACCCATCGTAGTCATGTCTTTGGCTTGGCTGCTGGGGCAGGTCAACTCCTTCTCTGAGCGCCTCACCAAAATCGAGGGGCAGATGCCTGCGTTAATTACTAAAGAGGGCGTCCCAACGGATAGCCCCATTTCTGCTGAGCGCCGAGCCATCCTAAAAGAGCAGATGATGCAGCACATCAACGAGTTGCAAGTCAAAGTTCGCCTGCTTGAAGAGCGCGAAAAGATGGGGAAGAAATAATGTTTGAACTAATTGGCGGTGGTGTATTTGGTGGCTTGATTGGTGGTTTGTTTCGCCTCGCCCCTGAAGTCCTGAAGTACTTTGACAAGAAGAATGAGCGTGAGCATGAACTTGCCATGTTTAACCGTCAATGTGAGCTGGAGCAGATTCGTGGCCAGCAGAAGTTGGCTGAGATTGGTGCACAGCGGGATGCCGCTATTGACGTAGGTGTCATGGATGCCTTTAATGCTGCGATCAATCAGCAGGCAGAAATGGTTAAAGCGGCGGGTGGTTGGGCGGCTAGTCTGTCTGCATCCGTTCGCCCCGTGGTGACTTATTGGATTATGGCTCTGTGGTCGTTCATTCATATCTGGTTTGCTTGGCAAGCCCACCGTGCCGGTGCTTCTCCTGAAGTTGTGTTCAAGACCATGATGACCGTGGATTTCTGCGCTCTGGTGTCTGGCACCATAAATTACTGGTTCCTCGACCGTACCCTCAAGCAGCGTGGCCTATGAACCTAGAACTAGCCG